AATGAATACTTCTGAAAAAGAGTTGTCCTACGATCAGCAGTTTATTGATGCGGCAAATCTAGGATTTTGTGAACTTTTCCACTTTACTTGTGCCGCCAAACGCACCTGTGACGCATGGAAATCGGGTGGCCCAATAACCAAGGAATGAAGATGGCAACGAATAGCGCAGGTGAATTTGTAGGTTTACTGTTTCTCGCTAGAGAGATTACGCACCGCATCCACTTAAAAACCCTATCTTTTGCTGAACACAAGACTCTCAATGAGTTCTATGAAGGCATTATTCCTTTGGCAGACGACTTTGCACAACAATACATGGGTCGCTATGGTGTGCGTTTAGACATTCCTTATGTGACCAACAAGTACAAAGGTACTGTGTCTGAGGTCTTGCGTCAACAAATGGAATGGATTGAGGCAAATCGCCAACAGATCGTTCCTCGTACTGAGACTGCTTTGCAAAATAAGATTGATGAAGTCGTTGGCTTCTATCAAAACATCCTTTATCAACTTACCCTTCAGTAAGGAAAAACCATGAGTACCTTTCAATTAGACCCAAACCAAGTTGCCTATGGAGTAGCAAGCAATGGCACGACTCAAGTGGCAACAGTTACAACCTCAAGCGTTCAGATGACTGCTTTTGGTGCTAACACCACAATGATTCGTATTGCTTGTTCTCAAGGTCATTGCCATTATGCAATTGGCACTAGCCCAACAGCAAGCATTACAACTTCAGCAATGATTCCACAAAATTGTGTAGAAATCGTCAAAGTCACGCCTGGTCAAAAGATTGCATTTATCAAAGATGCGACTATCACCACTTCAACTGTTTCTGTAACAGAACTTAACTAAGGAGCAAGCATGAAAGCACCTAAGATGGCTAAAGTTGGCAAGGTTATGAAAGAGTACAAGGCAGGAAAACTGCACTCTGGCTCTAAGAAAGGCCCTGTGGTCAAGTCTCAAAAGCAAGCCGTTGCTATTGCCTTATCTGAGGCTGGCATGAGCAAACCAAAGAAAAAATCAGGCTATTAAGCCTATAATGCAGTTGTAGGGCTTCTATCCCATTGGGATATAGGTAAAAGCCAGTTGATTCTGCAAAGAACAAAGTGAGAAAACAATGGCTCTACCTACCTATTTACAGTTAGTTAATGATGTCTTGGTTCGTATGCGTGAACCAACAGTAACAACTGTTTCCGAGAATACAGTTTCTGCCCTTGTTGGCAAGTATGTCAATGATGCCAAGCGTCAAGTATCTGATGCTTATGATTGGGATGCTTTCAATACCCCAATTACTGTAAGCACGATTGCCAATACAACTGGCCCGTATAGCATTACGGGTGCTGGAGTTCGTTATAAGACTATGGATGTGATTAACACCACTAGTTTTTATGAGTTGTCACCTTTGTCTCATGCTAATTACGACTCGTTTTACTATACAACTCCTACCCCTACAAAGGGTTTGCCAATGTATTACTCTATTAAGGGTGTAGATACAAATGGTGATATTAAAGTCAATTTTTGGCCTGTTCCTGATGCTGTGTATAGCATCCGTTTTAGCCTAATAGTTCCTGAAGCAGACTTTACGACAGACTCATCTACCACTTTGTTGGCAAAAGAACCCATTGTTTTGGGTGCATTTGCTAGAGCATTGGTTGAGCGTGGCGAGGATGGTGGTCTGAGCAGTTCAGAAGCCTATGCGCTATACAAGTCATGCTTGTCTGACTTGATCTCATTAGAGTTGGCTAGATCGCCTGAAAACGATCAATTTGAGGCTGTTTAATGTCTCAACCGATTCAAGCCTTCTCGATTACAGCCCCAGGCTTTTTTGGGTTAAACACCCAAGACTCGTCTTTGGATTTGGCTCAAGGCTTTGCACTTATTGCGAATAACTGCGTGATTGACCAATATGGTCGTATCGGGGCTAGAAAAGGTTGGACAAAGGTCAATTCTGCAACGAATTCTGACTTGTCTACCAATGATATTACCTCTATTGGTGAGGTGGTGACTGCTGATGCTACTTCCTACACCATCATGGCGGGAAACAACAAACTCTTTAAGTTAAGTACCACTACTATTGTGACTTTGACTTATGGGGGAGGGGGTACTGCCCCAACTATTACTGCAAACAATTGGCAGATGGTTTCTTTGGCTGGCGCACTCTATCTGTTCCAGACAGGGCATGATCCTTTGGTTTTTGACCCATCATTGTCTACAACGACTTATAGACGCATTAGCGAGTTGTCAGGATATGCTGGTACTGCTCAGTTGGCTAACACGGCTTTAAGTGCCTATGGAAGGCTTTGGACAGCAGATACATCTACTGACAAACTGACTGTGCAATGGTGCGACACAAAGTTGGCAAACAAGTGGAATTCTGGTACTGCTGGCACTTTGGATACCACTACTGTTTGGCCTAGAGGTGGTGATGTAATTGTCGCTTTGGGAGCGCATAACGGCTTTTTGTTTATCTTTGGTAAGAACAATATTCTTGTTTATAAGGATGCAACAACTCCATCTACGATGACTTTACAGGATGTCATCACAGGAATTGGCTGTGTGGCTAGGGATTCCTTGGCTTATACAGGTAGTGATTTGGTTTTCTTGTCATCCACAGGTGTTCGTAGTGCCTTGAGGACTATCCAAGAGAAGTCCATGCCATTGCGTGACTTGTCTAAGAATGTCCGTAATGACTTGATTTCTGCTGTTGCAGGGGAAACCTTGTCTACCATCAAATCTGTATACAACAGCAAAGAAGCCATTTACTTATTGACTTTGCCTGTATTGAAATCAGTTTACTGCTTTGATATGAAGGGCACTTTGCAAGATGGTGCGGCTAGAGTGACAACTTGGGACTCTATTGAGCCTAAAGCGTTGTTGACCAAGCAAGATGGTACTTTATATATAGGAAAAGGTGGCTATCTTGCTACCTATTCTGGCTATCTTGATAATGACACAACATACCGATTTCAGTATTTTACGAACCATACAGACCTTGGAACTCCATCTGTTTCGTCTATTTTGAAGAAACTCAAGGTAGTTGTGATTGGCGGTAGCAATCAATATGTTACTTTTAAGTGGGGATATGACTTTACGGGTAATTATTACTCGCAATCCGTCCAAATACCTGCACAAGGGGTTTCATATTATGGAGTTGCTGAATACAATTACGGGGCTGAATACTCAGGTGGTGTTGCTTTGCAGACATTAAGTGTCTATCCGACTGGTTCGGGCAAGGTAATTCAAACTGGGTATGAGATGGATATTAACAGCCTAGCATTGAGTATCCAGAAGATTGAGATTCATGCCAAAAACGGCAAGATTACGTAAGGAAATGACATGACAGATTACACCAAAGCAACCAATTTTGCCAGTAAGGATAGTCTTGCCTCTGGTAACGCCCTGAAGATTGTTAAGGGAACTGAGATTGATACTGAGTTCAACAACATTCAGACGGCTATTGCCACTAAGACTGACAATGCCAATGCCGCTATAACTGGTGGAAGTATTACTGGAATTACAGATTTGGCTGTTACAGATGGTGGTACTGGTGCTTCTGATGCAACTACTGCTCGATCAAACCTAAGTGCCGCAAAGTCTGGTGCTAACTCTGACATTACCTCTATTACTGGTTTGACAACTCCTTTAACTGTTGCACAAGGTGGTATAGGTGCGGCTACTTTGACTGCAAACAATGTATTGTTGGGCAATGGAACTAGCGCACCACAGACAGTTGCACCTGGAACTTTAGGCAATTTATTGACCTCTAATGGAACAACTTGGCAATCTACTGCCTTTTCAGGAGTTTCATCAGTAAATGGACAAACTGGCGCAGTAACAACAACTTCTTTATATGACATTGGAATCATTATTATTGGACGTCCGCAAAATATCACAGATTATGCAGTTGGCTCAACGATTGCAGGATCAAGTTTGTATACCTCTCCAACAATGTCGGATTATTACAATCCTGGAACTAGTGGTTGGAATGGCGGTAGAGGAGGTGCAACATTATCTGGAACTTTAGTTAATACAGGAAATTGGAAATGTATTACTCGTTGCTATGCTGATTCAAATTTTGGTTATCCTGGACTTTGGATTCGTTACTCATAAAGGCAAATATTGAAAGTAGAAGTAATCAAAACCAAAAATTACATTGTTTACTTTGAGGATGATTGTGGGTTTACCTTTATTCATTGTGATTGCATGAAATGGAGCAAAACTGTTAAGAATCAACTAAAAATTGACTTTGACAAATTGTTCAAATCCTATAAAAAGGACATTTTTGCGATACATGAGATTGGTGATAGAAAACATGAGAAGTTTATAAGTATTTTTGGTTTTAAGTATTTCAAGGATTTTGTTGGCATAGACGGCAAATCAAGACAAATGTTTGTTAGGAGAACATAATGGGAATGAGTTCATCAGTTATTGGTGGAGGACTATCACTACTAGGCGGTGTGCTTGGTGGACAGTCTGCACAAAATGCGGCTAGTACCTCTGCACAAGCCCAATTAGAAGCGGCACGAATAGCGGCTGAAGCCTCTAAGTTTCGTCCTGTTGGAATAACCAATCGTTATGGTTCAAGCAACTTTCAAACAGATGCAAATGGATATTTAACAGGGGCTGGTTACAACGTATCCCCTGAGTATCAAGCCTATCAAAATCAGTTATCTGGTTTGATGGGGCAACAAATACAACAAGGATTAAATGCTCCACAGCAGTATGCGCCACTAACAGGTGCGACAGGTAACTTGTTTAATCTTGGTCAACAGTATTTAGCCCAATCTCCTCAAGAAGCGGCTCAACAATACATGACCAATCAACTTGCTTTGCTTACTCCTAGTCGTGAACAGCAATCTGCTAACTTAATGAACCAGTTATCAAATACAGGTCGTACAGGTTTATCTATTGCTCAAGGTGGTAATTTGATGGCGGCTAATCCAGAAGCGGCGGCACTTGCTAATGCTAGGGCTATGCAAGACCTTCAATTGGCGGCTAATGCTCAACAGGCTGGTCAACAACAAACTGCTTTTGGCGCAGGATTGTTTGGTCAAGGCGCAGGTTTGCTTGGTCAATATCAGCAAGGTCAAGTTGGTGCATTGTCTCCATTCCAGTCTACTTTGGGCGTGCAAAGTGGTATTGAGCAATTGGGTCAGAATCCATTGACATTGGGCGCTGGTTTAGGTGGTCAAGCGGCGGCTTATGGTGCAAATGCAGGTAGATTCATTACACAAGGCGCACAGGCCGCCGCACCAATGGCATACCAAGCGGCTTCTTATAACCCATTAGCAACTGGTTTAATAAACGCAGGAACTAATCAACAATTGACTCAAGGAATTAGTAACTGGTTTGGAAGTGGCACTCCTAATCTTGGTGGTGCAGGTGGTGGAATAACAAGTGCAGGTATGCTTGCACCAGATTATTACAACCCATATACCACGCCAACAGGAGCAAGTTCATTCTTGCCTGCTGGCTATGCAAATCTATAAGGAGTAACCAAATGGCAGATTCAATAGTAGGCGGTTTGTTTGGTATGACTCCTGAGATTTACCAACAACAACAAAATCAAAACGCATTAAAACAAGCATCTGAATTAGCACAACTTGATCCTTTTGCTCTTGCTAAAACAGGCATTGGCTATGGTGCTAATCGCTTGGCGGGTGCTGTTGGTGGCGCATTAGGCGGTCAAGACCCACAGTTACAGTTAATCAGCACGAGAAATGCTTTGGCTCAACAATTTGATACATCAACCACACAAGGCTTGGCTGGTTTGGCTAATGCTTTGCGTGAACGCAATGATGTGGCTGGTGCTACTCAAGTTGCTCAAGCACTTATGCAAGCAAGACAAAAAGAAGGTGAATTAGCCGCAAAGATGCGTGAACATTTAAGTACAGAACAAAAAAACGCTATTGGTCTGGCTGATGCTGAATTTACACGCAATACTCCTGAATGGAATAAGAAATATTCCACGGAACTTGCCCGCCTTACGACCGCTACTTCTGGTGCAAATATTAAAGAAATTGGAGTTGCAGAAGGTACTCGTGAGCCAGTTTATTTTGATGTTGCAAATAGAACTCAGTTTGTGATGAAAAATGATCCATCTGGAAAACAAGTTGCCGTTCCATTTAGCGGTGGAGTTGATAGAACTACTGCAAAAACTACTGTTACTGCAACGGCAGAGAGTAAGGGTGAGTCTGCTGGAGCAGTAAAAGCGGCAGAACTAGATGCCACGAGATTAAAAGATGCACAAGTTGCCGCAGGTAAAGCAATTGAATCAGCAGGGATTCTTGGACAACTAGCCAATACCCCACAAGGAGTTTCTGGTGCTGGAGCAGATTTGCGTGTTGGAGCATTAAATGTATTTTCTACTTTAGGATTGGCTAGTCCAAAAGATAAAGAGGCATTGGGAAATGCTCAAACATTTAACACCCTTGCTGGCGAACGAGTCTTATCATTTATCAAACAACTTGGTACTAATCCAACTGATACAGATAGAGAATTTGCTAAAAATATTGGCCCATCTCTTGAGAAAGGTACTAAAACCAATCAAGACCTTATTGATTATTTAAGAAAACGGGCTAACGAGACTGTGCAAGAGGCAAGTAAAATGGAACAGCATTTCTATTCAAGTGCGCCTAATAAACCAGCATATAGTCTTAGAGGCTATCAATCTCCGTTCTTATCTAACATTCAAATGCCAAGTACAAATGCAGATAGACTTAATGCAATCAATGCTGAAATTGCTAAAAAGCAAGCACAGGGAGCAAAATAATGGGTGACAAGTCCGTATCAGAGATGTCTCTTGAGGAACTTCTTGCTGAACGGGCAAGGATTTCTGGTCAACCAATAAATGTTAATTATCGTTCTGTGCTAGATACAACAAAGCCTAAAGAATTTGATACTTTAGAAGAATTTAAAAAATTGATGGAGTCTTCTTTTAAAGGTTCAGCAAGAGGTGTTGCAGAACTTATAGGTGGATGGGGAAACCTATATGATTATTTAAAAGAAAGCAAAGACCCTAGTGCTTTTTCTACGGCAGGGATTACTAAAGGAATTCAATCAGTTCTTACCAATAAAGGTAAAGGCGTAAACATTATGGAAGTGCCTGGTTATACGGGCGCATTTGAGTTTGCTCGTGCTGGCGCACCTGCCGCACTTTCTACTGCTGTGGGAGTGCCTGGTCTTTTTGGTAGAACTGCTGGTGGAGTTGCAAAAGAATTTGGTGTTGCTGGTGTTGGTGGATTAGCGGCAGAAGCACTTGCTCCAAACAGTCCATTGGGTTCACTTGCTATTCAAACATTGCCTTATGCTGGTGTTGGTGGCGTAAGATCAATGAGAGAAAGATTTACAACTCCTGTTGGACAAGTAAGTCAAGAAGCGGCAGGGTTACTCAATGTTGGGCCATTAACTCCAGGAGAGGCTACTGGAAGTCGTGTTCAATTGGCTCGTGAGGCTAAAACAGAAGCAAATCCATCGATTGAAAGAAAAGGCGTTGCTTTTAGACAAGAGCAAGCATCTTCTGTTGAAAACTTCTTGAATAACTTGTTTTCTAGTGCATCTCAAAAAGCAATTACACCTGCTGAAGTTACAGAAAAAGTGTCTTCATCATTTACAAATTATGGCAAAGCATTGGCAAGCAATTTAAAGAAACAAGCATCTACTGACTTTAATGCGGCTGAAAAAGCAGGTGGCATGGTAGATACAGCACCCGTTGTCAATCGTTTAACGCAACTAAAGAATAGTTTGCGTCCAGATTTAAGTCCTTCTGATGCTGTTTTTTCCAACAAAATACAAACTATTTTGGATAGTTTAGTTAAGCCTGAAGTTTCTGAAGTTCGAAAACCAAGCATGATTCTTGGAGAGGCGGGACAACCAGCATTTGAAACTGTTACGGCTGGAACTCCTGCTGGAACTAACAAGATAAGCATTTCTGACTTAAAGAGAGCATTGTCTGGTTGGAGCGATGCCGCATGGTCAGGAAACTACACTTTAAACAATAGTAATGTGTTTGAAGGATTAGCCCCTGGACAAGCAAAAGGTGTTGCTAGAACTGTTTTAAATGGCTTCCGTGATACCTTAAACAATGCTATTGATACCAATGTTCCAGGCGCAGAGTTGCTAAAAGATGCTCGTACTAACTTTAGTAAAAACCTAGACAAAATTGATGAGTTTGCTGAAATGCCTATTGTTAAAACATTTGGTAAAGATGTTCATCAACTAGTGCCTGAAGATGTATTAAATACATTAAAGAATCAACCTCCATCACAAAGGGCTTTAACTCTTGGTATTTTGCAAAACAATGCTCCAGAGGTTTTGGATTCTGTTCGCAAGGCTAAATTTAATGATATTTTGTCTTCAGCACAGATTCCTAATGCTCCAGCAGGAACTCCGAATATAGATTTCAATAAACTGCTTAGTGCCTTAAACAATCCGCAAGAAATGGGTTTGTTATTTGAGAAACCTGCTGATGCGGCAAAAGCATCTCAGGCTGTTAAATATATGCAACAAGTATTGCAGAAAGCAGAAGGAACTGAACCAACTGGCATAAAAGGTAGTGATATTTATTCAGTTGCCAAGGCTGGTGGTGGTACTGCTCAAAGTGCAAATCTTGTAAAAGAACTATTTTTAGGAATGAGAGATTTAATAGCAAGCCCAAATGCTATGGCTGATGTTGTATTTAACAAAGATACTGTTAATAAAATGATATCGGCTCAAAATAAATCTACTTTGCAAAGCATTGGCGATGTATCTTTGTCTATCGGCAAAAGTCTTGGAACTCAGGCTTTACGGGCTGGCCCTCGTATGTCTACTGAAAACCCAGTATCGACTGAAGAGCCAACAGCACCTAATGATTTGGGCGCAATGACTTTAGAACAATTACAAGCAGAAAGAGATAGGATTTTGCAAGAACAAAAACCTCAACAGCAACAACAAGCACCAGCCGCTATCAATTGGGATGTTGCTCCACAGCAATAGGAGTTACCCATTGATCCTTTCAGCCTCCTCATGCTCGCCCAAGGAGCAGTCTCTGCCATCAAGTCAGGATGTGCAATGCTCCAAGAAGGACGCATGGAAATCGAGAACGCTAAGAGTGCAATTGAAGGGGCTGTTGGCGATGCAAAGGCTATTGTCAGCCAACTCTCAGGTCTATGGGCGTGGCTTAAAGGCTTATTTGCACCGAGTGGCGACACAATCACACCAAGCGACAAAGTTGCGCCAAATGTAGCCAAGAAGACCGCATCTAAAAAACAACAATCATATGAGGAACTGGAACTAAAGGTAATTAGCGAAGTTGGTGCAAATCTAGGCGTGTTATTTGATACACAACAACAAATAAACAATCACTATCACGAACTAGAAGAAGAATCTAAAACTAACTACGATCCAACGCAAAACAACAGCAAAAAAGCAATTGAGAGGGCGTTGATTGAGTTACAGATGGAGAAGTTGCTAGAACAGACAAGGGAGGCGATGGTATATGCCCCTCCTGAGTTGAAGGACTTGTATAGCAGATTCTTGGTGATGCACAACAAGATAGAGCAAGAACAAGCATGGGCTAGATCAGAGATGGTACGCAGGGCTAGATTGGCTAGATGGCATAAAGAACAACAAGAGATTCGTTGTATTGAGATAACAAGTGGAGTGATTGCTGTGACGTTTATATCTTTAATCTTTGGGTGGATGATGTGGCAACTACGAAACTTGTCTGGTGGATTCTGATAGGCGTGGCTATATGTCTCATTGTTGGAGTAACTTCAATGGCATATGTAGAAACTCTATACATGAAGGCGCAACTTAGACAAGAAATGAAAGAGTTGCGAAAACTTAAACGGGAATTAAAGGAAGAAAAATGAATGACTTATTCAATTTACTCAAGGGTGTCGCACCCACGTTGGCAACTGCTGTGGCTGGCCCTATGGGTGGCATGGCTATTACCGCTTTGGCTAGTAAATTTGGCGTTTCTGATTCCGTTGATGCTGTTGCTAAGGCTATCGCAGGTGATCCGCAAGCGGCTGAGAAACTTCAGGAAGCAGAGTTAGAGTTTGCCAAATTAGAGAATGAAGATCGTGCATCTGCTCGTCATATGCAAGAGACTGCTTTGAACCAAACAGACAATGTTGCCAAACACTTTGTTTACTATTTTGCATGGGCTTGGTCTGGCGTATCTGCTCTTTATTTCTTTTGCGTAACTTTTATAACCATGCCAGATGGTGCTAGAGACTTTGCAAACATCATCTTAGGTTTCTTGTTGGGTACTGCCATTTCTTCAGTATTCAACTTCTTCTACGGCTCTAGCAAGTCTAGTGCTGACAAAACTAACGCACTTGTGAAAGGCATGAAATGAACGAAAAAGAAATAGTTGTATTGGGTATTGCCAGACAAATGGCATTTACCTTGTGTTTTGTTGTGGTTGCTATGACTGTTGCCCTATTGGGTGGCTTGTTTATGCCTAACAGCGTGATTGACAACAAAGACATATTCCCCATTATTGCGCCAGCGTTTTCTACTGTAATTGGTGGATTTATTGGTTGGTTAGCGGCTATCAAACTTAACAATACAACCAAAGAGGAAGAACCAAATGCAACTGAGTAAAAACTTTACCCTTGAAGAACTAACCCACACCGATCATCGTGAGATTGAAAATACGCCAAACAGTTCTGAAATCAACAACTTAAAGCGTTTAGCAGAGTTCTTGGAACAGGTTAAGGTTGCTGTTGGTGGTAAACCCGTCATGATTAACTCAGCATTTCGTTGCAAAGCATTGAATGATGCGGTTGGTAGCAAAGACACATCTCAGCATCGTGTTGGTTGTGCGGCAGATATTCGTGTGCCAGACATGACTCCAGATGAAGTTGTGAAGGCTGTTATTGCCGCTAATCTTGACTACGATCAAGTTATTCGTGAGTTTGATCGTTGGACACATATCTCTGTTCCAAATAGCCCATCAGGTACATCACGCAAACAAACATTGATTATTGACAAGCAAGGCACACGGGCTTATTCATAAATCGTTCATATTGGCAACGTCTAATACGCAACATGAAAATACAGCGTGTAGACGTTCGCCATGACTCTGTAAAGACTAGATTGTCTGTACTTCAAAAGAAGTGCCTACCTTACGATAAAGCCTATGACGTATCTAATGGATATTGGTGGATTGCTACTAAGGATGGCGTGGATTGTGGTTTCGCAGGTCTTGTTTATTCTTCTCGCTGGTCTGATTGCGGTTATCTTGTACGCTGTGGCGTTGTGCCTAATTGTCGTGGACAAGCGTTACAGAAGAAGTTTATTCGGGTCAGAATCAGACAAGCGAAGGCTCTTGGATTAAATTGGTTAATCACTAGCACCTACGATAACCCTGCTTCAGCAAACTCTCTCATCTCGTGTGGGTTCAAGATGTTCAATCCAACTAATCCTTGGATGACAAAACACACAAGTTACTGGCGATTAAAACTGGAGTAATCATGGCTCAACACCCCGTCCTGACTGATGCTGAGTTCATTGAATTATGGAAATTACATGGTTCTGCGACTTCTATACATAAAGTCACAGGAGGTAATGTACGAACCATTCAAAGGCGTAGAGCCGCTTTAGAGACAAAATATGGTCTTTTATTGGAAGCCAAAAACCCTAATGGCAGACCAGAAAGATCACCAGCCGCTTATGATCGCAAGCAATTAGGTGTTTTGAACGGCACAGTTATCGTATTTAGTGATGCCCACTTTTGGCCTAACATACGAACAACTGCCTTTAACGCTCTTTTATGGGCTATTAAAGAGTTTAAGCCCACAGCAGTGATATGTAATGGAGATGCTCTTGATGGGGCTTCTATCAGCCGTCATCCACCATCAGGTGTGTCAGGCAAAGAACCCACACTTATTGAGGAACTGAAGGCTTGCCAAGCGGCACTTGAGGAAGTCGAGGAAACCGCCAAGGAAGCCCGCCACAATGTCAGACTAGTCTACACATGGGGCAACCACGATTCTCGCTTTAATGCCCGTTTAGTGGCTAATGCGCCTCAGTTTGCCGAAACCTTTGGGTTTAAGTTAGAAGACCACTTCCCTAATTGGGAGTTCTGTATGACCTGCTGGGCAACAGATGATGTGATTATCAAGCACCGATACAAGGGTGGAGTCCATGCCACCCACAATAATACTGTGGGCGCAGGTAAGACAATAGTTACAGGTCATTTACATTCTTTAAAAGTAACGCCTTACTCTGACTATAACGGCAACCGATTTGGGGTGGACACAGGTACACTTGCTGAACCTTATGGGCCACAGTTCAGTTATGGCGAGGACAATCCATTGAATCATAGGTCAGGTTTCGCAATTCTGACATTTAACGATGGGAAACTGTTATGGCCTGAGTTAGTCCATAAGTGGGATGAAGGGCAGGTTGAGTTTAGAGGTCAGATCATCAATGTTTAAAGGATTTTTATGTATACAGTAGAAATTGAGTTGGGTTGGGACGAGACTATAACTATCAAGACAGCAGACTTCAATAAAGTTGCTTTGTTGCAAGCGTATATAGCAGAACAAGAAGAGTGTGGTTGGGTTGAAGAAGGTGAAGAGGATAGCGAACTGTTGTCTTTCACTGACCCTGAAGGCGTAACTTGGTACTATGACGAAGACGAAGACGATTGGCTTGAGTTAGAAGAAGACGAAGAAGACTAAGATCAAGAGTAAAGCAACTGGCTTACATCTGACAAGATTTCCTGAATACTGGCTATTGTTTGTGTTTCAGAAACATCATGTTTAGTATGTGAGCGCATTGCTTGGTTGATGTCTAACAAGGCTGTCCATACATCATGTGCATGGATAGCCTGTTTTGCCTCGATTAAGTCATCAAATTCCATAGTTATTTTCATTTATCCTCCGATAGCATAAAGATTGCAACACCGACAATCACTACGATTGCCGCCCCAGATAGCATTAGCATTACCGCCCAAGCAATAGTCTCTAACATTTTCTTTCCTTAATGTCCCGAACGGGGCATTTTTTATCATTTATGTATATTTTTGTACATTTATGACCCGAACGGGATATTTTTACTCATCGGAAGGTTTCACTTCCACAGGCCAACACCTGACCGCCCAAGCATCTCCATATTCCTTAATTGTCAGAAGTGGATAGCCTTTTCTGACAATCCAATCGCTCATCTGACCATCTTTCTCAGGGTCATATATGGCAGGAAAACCATACTTCCAGCCTTCTGGTGGGTCAACCCATATCATAGGCAAATTGTCGTGTTTTTGTTCATTATGGTGAACATTCCGTTTACGCCACAGGCTCATAGGATGATCCACTCACGCTCTTGTCTACCAGAATTAGATGCAACTGTCTTACCAGTTAGCCCAATCATTCCTAGTTTCTGCATCTCTGGCAACCTACGCCATACTTGGTCATTTCTCAGACCAGTTTGCTTTGCTATTCCATCCTTGCCTAGTGGCCCAAACCGCTTTAAACAAGCGTGAATGACATCCATGTGGGCTGGTGCTACATTAGTGACGCTTTCAGCCGCCATGTGGCTTGTTAATGGATCAATGATCCTTGCTCTGACAAATGACTGTGAACCAAAGAACTTCTCTACTCCACCGTCAAACCATGTTTTGTCTAATAAACTCATTTATGAACTCCTGTTAATTAAATTAGTGGGTACTCACCTGCGCTTTCCCCGTATTGATTAGAAAGGTATTAGGTCATCATCCAAGTTTTTAGGTAGTGGTTTGCCTGCTGGTGGCTGACCATCCTTTGGAGATACTGCCAAACCCATAAATTTGCCTGACTTGCCTTCTTTAATCCAAGCAGACAACCAGTATTCGTTTCCGTCTACCATGATGCTACCTTTGTAGTCAGGTTTTTTCTCGTTATCTTTGTTTTCATTCTTAAAAAGAACGCCAGAGTTATCACGTTTCTGTTCCATATTAACCTCTTGATTTAACTTTATTTAACTTGTCATCTAGTTCAGCCAAGAACTTGATAACCTCTTTTTCCAGCGTTGCAATAAAGGCATCATCACGCTCAAAACGCTTGATAACTAATTGCAATTCTGCGGGAAACCTTGGGTCAAATGAACATAGGTCTGTCCACTTAGCACCTGTGCAAGCCATCTGCCATTGCACTTGCACTTTGTATTGATCGTCAATGCCACCCAAAATGCTTTCCAAGTGCGTATGAGACATTGGGCATTTCAGTTCGACCAAGCCATCGCCAACAATCCCGTCTGGAGATGCGCCTGATTGCTCAATAGTTGGATGGTTAACGAACGCTACCTCATCAACCAATACACCCATCTTGGACTCATAGGCGGCTCTAGCAAAGGGTTCTTGCTCTACGCCCCAAGCCATTGCATCATTGCTATACGATTCTGCTACTGAGTTTGTAAGGCGTTCTAACAACAATTGAGTCATGTACTTATCTCT